TAGGTCCTGCGCACCTCGTGGATTCGCATGGTTCTTATGTGTCGAAGAAGGGTGTTCTGATGGGAATGCCCTCTTCCTGGTTTGTCCTCAATTGTCTCAACCTTTATTCCGTTGATCGTGCGAATCAATTAACCGGAATGTCGATCGATGCCATGATTAACGGAGATGATCTGTTGGCTGTGGCTCCTCCCGTATGGGTGGACGCATTCCGGTCCGTCTTGTCATCTCTCGAGGTGCGTGTGAATGAAGATAAAACCACTTATGGGCGTCACTGGTCCTTTAGTGGGGTGTTTGGGGTGGGAACCGCTATCCTTCCCTCTTACTCCTCTTTATCCATGCGTCATACGGATGCTCCTTTATCTGACCTGAACGATCCTGAGATACCCACTTGGTACCGTTTAGGGGCGATATTTGAACAGCATCCGTCCCTCGTGAGAGAGTTGAACTTCGCTAGTGTGGGACTTCGGTCTTGGAGTGTGAGAGTGGGTCTACCGACTTATCTACCGAGGGAATTCGGCGGAGCAGGCTGTAAACTGATTAGCGGGAAGTATGAGAAGATTTCTTCTTGTATGGTCCACGCCTTCCAGAATACGGCCAAGCTAGTCGAATGGTACGATGAGCGGCATTGGAGTAACCTAGCAGACAGGGCGCCTGTGATGTGGGGTGATCTGGTGGAGCCTCCATCGGCTATGGAACATTCCTACATTTTCTACACCGCCCGCACTTTACCGTCTGATAACCAGTATGTCCTCCTGCCCGATGCTGACGAGGTCGAGAAGCGCCTGCTTACGGTCCAGTCTCGCGACCTGGCCCTTATGCTAGGCCCTTCAGGTGAACGTAAGTGGATATGGCGAATGAGTCGCTACCGTGCCCGGTTTTGGTCCAAGGTGCGGGAGTTTTCCTCTAAGCAAGTCCACTTTTTCCGCATGCCGTTGTGTCATCACAGACGGAGGTGTCGCCACGCCCGGATCTTTAAGATGGAAGATATAGATTCGCCGGGGCTTGTACGCTTTGCGGTGCGTGTAACCGACGACCTCGCCGGGCCTAGGTCTTGGCTACAGATCCTGCCGGGCGGTCTTGACCGATCCTGGCAGGTGCCTGCGAGGTGGGCTTCGTCTGTGGCCTATGAGTTTTGGCCTGAGGGTGAAACACGAAAGGAGCGAAAGCGGCTACGTTACGTTAACTACATGAGTGGGCGGGACCAGCATTTGTTGGCCCACTTCCGCTCTCACGCGGCTGACGTAATGGCTGTTGGAGTCTTAGAC